CCATGAGCCAAGTGGCGAAGCGTTGAGTTCGACTTGCGGATTTCGATTCTTCAATTGCAATTTCTTCGGTCATACGACAAAACCTCCCACGTTGTAGATGGGGAAGAGATCAGGTGTCTTCGCAGGTGGTCCAGGTTGAAGTAGAGGTGCGTAAGCCAGGAAGAGAACACCTGCGTAGACTGTGGCGGTCACCGGGTCGGGGACTCTGAAGCGACGTGCAGCTACGCCGGCTTGTCGTGGACTTACAAGATGCTCTCGAAGTTCGTATTGCCAGGGGGCGTAGTACCAATCTTCAGACATCAATCCACGTCCGGTTGTTGTTGAAGTTGATAAGATCGCATCAGCCTCATGAGATATTCGTATTCAGCCTCTTCTTTTGCCGATGCCGCAATCAAATGCCGGCCTGTTGGCGTCGAAGCACCGATGAGGTTCCCGGTGACGTTGTAGGCCACTACCAATCGGTAAGAATAGAGTCGGTCACTTGCCGATGGCGCCAAAGAACCGCTTTGCTCGTCGCCAGCTTTGACTGCAACAAAACCAGCATGATCAATGTCGGACGTGAATCTTCGTACACGTTGATAGAGTACGTGCTCAAAGTTTAGGATTCCGAAGTTTGGAAACCCTGCGCCACCAATGTACACCTTGGCCCAATCAGCCTCGTCAGTACCAATTGGTATAGACGTAATCAAATCATAAATCCACACTTGGTCTCCCGCTCCTCCTGGAGCATTTTGTGACAACGTGGGGAAATATGCTTCTTGAATTGCTATTGCCTCAGTCATAACGGTCTTATCGTCAATAGCCAAACCTGCAAGGTCAAAGTACGTGCTCGATAATGCCGCAACGTTTGCAGGGTTGGTTGTAGTGAAGAACGTATAGTTGTCATTGTAACCGGGAAGTGCTTGAAAACGCCATTCAGCGCCAGTCCATTCAACAGCAAATGGAGCGTGGTATTTTGCAAGTTGCTTCATTTCATCGACCTCTTACGTTCTGGTGATCGCTTCCATGATTTGGCCGCACGTTTGAAGAGAACCGTGTGGTCTGTCTTGGGATGCTTCTTCTTGAGAATGGCGAGCTGCTTCTTCATGTATTGGTTGTATGCTGAAGGTGCTCGCTTGACTTTCTTGGCAATCTTCTTCGAAGACGTGGCGGCTTTCTTTGCGCCGGTCTTGAGCTGCTTTGCTCCGCCTTCCATCTCCTTCAATGCCTGAAGGAGCCTGATGGCTTCGTCAACGTCCAACTATGCCACCTCAGTTATCGGCGGCCGTGGATTGAATTGCAATTGCCATGAAGTCCTTGGCGGTGAGGCTGACGATGCTGGCGTTGACTCGAACCGTGACGTTGAGCACTTTGTCAGCGGCAAGGGCAGTTGTCAACCCAGTAATGTAGAGTTGGTCGTTCACAACATATCGACCATCATCAGAACCTTTGCCGTAATTGTCGGGGTAAAGGTCCGCTGAGTTTTGAAGGTAAGCGTCGTTGTCGAAGTTGAGAACACCAGATGCTACCAAGGCACGATCATCGCTGAAGACCAATCCGCCACGATTCAAGTCAGTCACTTGGATGCTTGCAGAAGCAGCATTACCAAAGGTCGACCAAAGTGCTTCCCCTGCGGTTGTGCCTTGGAAGATAAAATCAACGCTGTGCACCTGAAGTGCTTGGCGATCACCGACGTCGACATAACTGCCGAGGTCAATAGTCGCAAAGGTATCAGTGCTTGCGGCCGAAATGCTCAGTCGCTCGGTAAGGGTAAACATGCTCGTCTTTTTGGTTGCCATTGTATCAATTCCTTGGGTGGTCGGGGGCTGTCTCTTACGTCAGAGTCGAAGGGCCGGCTCCCCCGACCAATCTTCTCCAAATCGTGACGGTGTAAAAAGGAAACCCCTCTTGACTATTATCGGCGCCCTCTCCCACCCGCCCTATTCTACACCACCCCTAATAGGGGTTGCGCCGGATTATTTATTATTGGGGACTGTATCGGATAGGTCATGAGGGAGCGTAAAACCATCATTACGGTCAGTTTGACCCAGCAAGCAGCGGAATATCTCGACTTCTTGGCCGAGAAACAGACAGGAGGAAACCGATCACGGTGGGTTCAGACGGCCGTGTTGAAGGCGATGCAACGTAACATCGGCAGAGAAGCTGAGCACGTTGCACCGTTGAGCGGCAGAGTTCACGGCGAACAGGGCGACAAGTGCAACCCAAACCATCGAAGTGGCAAGTGTGCGATCTGTTGGGGTGATGAATGATGTCCAGGACAAACGTGTTCTTCTGTTTGTGTGGCCGTCAAATCGGACGTCCGTCTTCGAGCAAGCCCGACAAGGACGCTCCGCCGATCTACAACGTCGTTCCCTGGCATGCTCGTGTCGGCGACGGCAAACTTCACGGCATCAAGTGCGGCAGCTGCCGACGGAATTGGTTGTATCGACGTCCGGCCGCAGGCCAAGGCGCATACGTCGAAGTCGAGCACTGCTGCAATCTTGACCGCTGCATTTGCAGGGCGTGATTGGCATGTGTTGGCAATGCCCGTATTGCAAAAAAGAATGGCATCGCCTGCCGAATTGCGACGTCATCCAACCGCACGTTTGCAAGGAGTGTCGGAAACCATGAATCAAAAACAACGTGAGCTCATCGAAGTTGTTCAGGAGATGATCGACGGGACGTTGAAGCATTACGACGAAGACCCAACGCATGCGCCGGCCAAATGGTTGCTCATGAACTGGTGGCACACGTTGAATGCTGTGCTCGTGATGGAATCAGAGGTAGGGGATTAGTTCGACAGCAAGGCGTACAGCTTCGAAGCCACCGACCATACCGAGAGTGAGAAACGAGACGAGCACGTTCAGACGGACGAGGCCTTCAAGGTTTGATTCCTTCTCTTCACGTCGTTCTTCACGTTCCATGAGCCAAGTGGCGAAGCGTTGAGTTCGACTTGCGGATTTCGATTCTTCAATTGCAATTTCTTCGGTCATACGACAAAACCTCCCACGTTGTAGATGGGGAAGAGATCAGGTGTCTTCGC